AGCTTACGCTGCCTCTGCCATTTCAACTGCCACGTTAAGGGCGTCAAGCTTACGCTTGGCGTTGTGACCGAACCAAGCCGAGGTGGCTCGATTGTCGGCATTTCGACCAAGCTCGTGGTCAGTGAGGTAAGTCACTGCATTGTAAGCATTCCACCACGTTCCAGGTCGGAACTCTGCACCAGGCTGAGTGTCTACAACCTCAAGTGCTCGTTCAGCCGTTCGGCTCAGTGTCTTGTCACGCTTGGTGGACTCACCAAACACCTTAGCAAGGAACGTTTGGAAAGAGTCGTTAGTGTAACGCTTTGAGCCGAGAAGCTCAGCGGCTTGCTTGAACTGCTCAACACGAGTGTGTGAGATACCAAGCAGCTGCTTAACCTTTTCAGCATCAAACTCACTGCGGTGTGACAAGCGGACTGCGGGCATACCTTTCTCGGTAAGTGCCATCGTCAAAGTGTTGTTACATACCACTCGAGTCATAACAAACTTGACGTCAATGCTCTTGCCATACTGGTGTGGATTCGAGAAGAGAAGGTAACCTTTCACTTCGTCACCACCGAAGAGCGAGAAGCCATCTTTAACATCGGCTGCAGCCCATACAAGACGACCGTCCTGCAAGGAGCCCGCGGTATCCATTACCATATCGCCGTTAGCGACAAACTCAGAGAAGAACTCAAAAGCTTCTTCGTTTTGGCAAGGATTCCAGCCTTCGCCGACCATAGTAAGAATCTTACTGTCGGTTGAGCGTACCAATGCCTGCTGACCAGTCTTTTGGTTGTCACCTTTATAGCGAATAAACGTGTCAACTTTTTCAACTTCCCAGTCAAGCCCTGCGGCGACCATCATCTCACGTGGAGTCATGTCGTCATTTACTGGTACACCCATGCCATGCCAAGGTACGCCAGAAGAAAGACGGTATGCCATTTGAGCTTCGCCGTTAACAATTTCAAGATTATGTGCCATAACAAATATTTCCTTATTAACTAAACTTACTGTGCCATTCTATACCAAATGAAAGTAAATGTCAACCATTTTTTTCATTTAATTTCATTTAATTCTTGCTCGTCTAAAGCGTCGAGCAAATCCATTTTGAGCTCGTTTAAAGTAACGAACACTTTGAGATCAACAGCTTCGGGATTTACAGCCAACACCGAATTGATACAACTTTCGGCGACACGTATTGCTGCCATCTTATCTTGGATCTTTTCGATTACCATTACTTTTCTCCGTCTAAAAGGTCTTCAAGGTTCTGAATTACTTGGTTGAGTTCATTACGGAACTCGAGTGTCTTTTTCAGCTGATTGAACAGCTGCAGACGAGTAGGGTGGCGTTCCGGCGGTTGATGACTAATAGTTATAAAATCCTTTTCGCCAAAACTATAATGCTTGACGCCAGTAATATCAATACGATCTTCTAGCCAATCGTAATTACTCATTTATAAGTCTCCGTCCAAGCAACGAAAATTTCCATTGCTTCTTCTTTTGACAAACCGAAGTTTTCCTGCAAAGCTTTAGGGGCAGCAAACATGTTGATGACTCCAGATTCTCGTACAGAGTCAAGCCACGCGAAATATTCTTTTAAGCTCATGCTAATACCTCAATTCGTCCATCATAATCAAAAGTGGTTTCAAAGGGAACATAACCGATGTCACCGATACGTGAATCATCATCGCTATCGGCACCAGTAATTTCAATGTGGAAGCCTTTGAACATAGAAACACCGTGTTCAGGGTGGATTACATCACCTTTCTTGATGACTCGACCAACGATGAAGTGATCAGGACGACCTTCAAGAGGCTCAAAATCGTAAGCCTTGATGACGTTACCAATCTCAGCAGTGTTCTCATATTTCAGCATAATCAATACCCTTTACCAATTTACAGTACCATTCTACCAAATCAAAGCGAACTTGTACACCGTTTTGTGAAATTATTTTTGTCAATAGAATCAACCACTTATGCATATGGCTATCATAAGTGGTTGTTTTTGAAGGGATTATTTTTTTAGATCATTTTGTTATATGGATATAACCGTATGATCTAAGGGATGAAATCAGTGAATTGTGGGGTTTTCGTCGGCTTCGAAAAGGCCTTCGAGCATGTCGTGGCAATGATCGCCATAGCCTGCTTTAATGAGATCTATAACGTCTGGATACTCGTCTTCAGTCTCGATGGGTTGTGGCTCGAGTTGCTCCCATCGGCGATGATGGAATACATCTTCGATAAACGCTTGAGCCATACCTCTCGATTTGAATGAGCAGGCACGAGTAATGAGGAATGGATTGTGTGCAGCAAAGAGAGCGTATTTCTTACCATCACCGGCACGATACGATAGCTCGTCTACGTCTTCATCTGAGTATGTTCCCAGAAAAACGCCTCGATTCCGATCAATGATTATGTATCTCTTCGTCTGTTTCATACATCGCCCTATATTTCTTTCGCACTTTCATTACATGTTCAAGATAATCGTACGTATTAAACTTGAACACCTGTGGTTCAGAATCATCTACCGCAATGAGAATGACACCTTGCTTAATAGGAATACCAGTCATCTCATAAAAGGCTGCTGCATAAAAAGACACTTGAAGAAAATAGCTTAAGATACCTTCTTCGGTCTTTACACGCCGGGAGGTTTTAAAGTCAATTACAGAGAGTTCACCTTCGAACTCTGCGATACAATCAACCTGGCCAGCAGTTCGCAATTTATCACTATAAAGATACACTTCCTGAAACCATATATTATTTATTTTTTCTTCGAGTACGGGCTTGATAGTGTTAAACATGAAAATGTTGGCGGGCTGTTGTTTGCCTTTCCAATCTTCGACGTTATTGAGGTAGTCTTCACAAAGTTTGTGAACTGCTGTACCACGCGATGATGCTTGGCGAGATATACGATTTGCTTCTTCTTCACCTACACGCTTGCGCCATTCCATCAAAGCTTTCTTGCCTAAGATGCCAAGGACTGTCGTAATTGAAGGATAAGCTTCGCCGTCTGGTGTAAAGTACCGACGACCAGACTCAGTAGTTTTGCGTGAGAGCTCGGGCATTTCGAGCCCATGATCAACGTGGGTAAACATAATATAACCTTTGTGGTATCAATGTGCCATTATAACACATCTTAAAGCAAATGTCAAACCAGTGCGAGACCAGACGTGACTTCAATATACTTCTTTGCAATCTCTTCGATAGTATCTGACATTGCAATAATCGAGCCTTCAGCAATCGAAACTTCTTCGGCGTCAGCACTCATCATCCACGGAATCATACCGAATCCTTCTTTGCCTGGAGCCAGACAGACGGGCTTTTTCATAGTGATTCCGTGAGCTCCTTTGCCCATATATCGGCCAATCACTTCTTCACCAGAAGTTAATTTCAAAGTAATTATATCAATCATAGTTCATTCTCCAAATAATACCACGCTACCCATTTGTTAAACTCTTTTGCAAAGAGATCGTTTTCAAAGTAAAACGTGTGTTCATAAATGTTAGTCCATTCAGTGAGTTTCCATTCCCACTGATTGAGATTTTCTTTGCACCAGTTTTTGCAAACTGATTCAAGATCAGAGTGGATAGGTACCTCGACCGCAGTGTCTTTCATCCATCTCATTTTATAGTCTGCGATTTGTTGTGGCGTCATTTATCCTCCGATTAAAACGGTAGGTGATCCCATAATAACTCTGCCCGATCCTCCAGGTGTATCAACCTCGTCGCCGATACGTGCCGCGGGCAAACCTGCAATAAAAACTTTTGACGATCCTTCATTAACGATTTGGCCTGGATGCGGAGCACAACTCGATCCAACCTTAATTTTATGAAATCTCAACGGTGATGTAAATACTGCAGCATTGATGTTATTGATTTTAACTTCTGGAATTCCAAACTCAATCGTAGTAGTAAGCGTACAACCATGATCTGCTGGCGTACCTGTTGCTACTAAATCACCTTCCCGTGCTGCTGGTATCGTCATGTTGAATACTCCGTATTCGATGTAGGTTGTGGTGGTATTACATTCTGAACTACTTCTTCGAGCCCAGGCCGAGTTGACCAATAGAAATATTGGTCATACGTTTTTTCATACACCCGAGGTGGATAATCAAACGCATTTGGATTTGTATTACCGACCGTAAATTGGAAAGTAAATTGTCCAAGATCGTTTGCAACACCTGGCAAATCTGTTGACTTTTCTGGTACTCCGCCGGGCCTATGCTCAAATGGAACAAGCCATTCTTCTAAAAAGACTCCGTCTTCGGCTGGAGCATTTGCATACCAAGTTGCTGCGTCGTCAAAAGCAATGTTTGCCTGATATTTATTACTCGGTGTAAATTCCCCTCCGGTGTATCCAGTAAAAAGGAATCTTTCTTCTGGCCAAATCTTTTCTTGATTTTTTACAACACGTATAGTATTATTGTTTACGACAGAAACATCAACCCACGATGGTGAAGAAGTAACACTGATATTTGTAATTTCGCTATTAGCACTGGGCGCATCGATTTTTGTTACTACGGCTCTCGCTTTAATATCAGCAGGTAAGCCGAGGGATTGCCTTTGAGTATCGGCGACGACAACGTCAAAAGTGTCACCGACAGAATAATTTTTGCCGGGATCAACTATAATTACTTTTGGACCGAAGTACCAATTATACGTATTTCCATCATCATGTACAGCGCCTATAGTAACCGGATCAAATGTATCTGAATTGTATGCGTATCGATACGCGTAAAGTTCGAGAAGAGCGTCTTCACCAGTAATCGCGTTTCCATTACTATCTTTTCTTGGACCATCGACTAAACTAAACGACCATGCCGGATTTGGTGTTGAAGTGAGCCACACTGGAATGGGAGCAATATCATAATACGTATTAAACGTTGATTGATCCGCTGTATTTGCCGGATTCGTTGGAAAATCCCATTCATAATCAAGTATTCTTTCTGACTCTGGATGATTATTTGGAAGATAACTTTGCCAAGCCGGGTCTGGAAATCCATTGATGATTTGCATCTCTAGGATTGGCCCAGCTGGATATAGAATTTCTGGTCCAGATGACGTGTTAGCTGAGCCCCCAGTATTATTCGCCTGAGGCGGTACAAAGTAAGGTGCAGTATTTGGCTCAGTCGTAGGATATGACGCGTTAAACGTGTTGTTTGCTACACCATACGCTGCATAGACAACGATTTGCTCTGGATAAGTATTTGCGTTATAATTCGCCCAAAAGTTATTGCCCGGATTTCCACGCCCAACATTAAAAAATCCTAGATCAAATGGCTGAGTCCAATTCGCCCACTGCACATTTTCCCATCGAATCTTGTGATTATATACAGTAATTGTACCATAGAATCCTGCCGCACCACTAAAGGTGTTGGCGACTCCATTGACAAAATCTGTATTAGTAAAATCATCCCAATACGCAACAACATCGGTAACGGCTGTTTCATAGCCACCACCAACGCCCGGACTTATGTCAATTCTAATATCTGCGTCGGGATTAAGTGGTGGACCACTGCTCTGTACAACAAAGTTAAATGCGTTAGCAGAAGCAGTGGACCCACCCACAGAGTTTGCAAGCAACATCGCGCTATTGAACTCAACATCATGCTCATAATCTTCATTTCCATAGATTGCCGGAAATTCAAAATCGGGCTTGATTGGAAACGTCGCCCTTTCGACATAATGCACATTCTTATTCGTTATTTCATAATCTATGGAAGTATTACTCATTTTGTTTCATCAGCTATGCTGCCTTTAGATAGTTACTGCACCTCTCCTTAGCTAGTATATATTCTTTAACAAGGCCTGATCTTACGATGTCATCCACACCGAAGTTGATAATATCAAACGATGGAATTCTCTCTACCACTCTCAAGAAGTCAGTTAAACCTGAAACATCATTACGATTACGAGATCCTGCTAAATCATCTTGGAATGTGTCGCCGCAGAAAATGATTTTAGAAGACTCGCCTACACGAGTGATAATACTGTCAAGCTCATGATATGTCATTGATTGGCATTCGTCAACTACGATAATCGAGTTATCAAATGTAAGTCCACGAACAAATGACGATGTCATGAATTCAACCATACGTTTTTGTTTGAGAATTTCCCATGCATCTCCTCGCTGAAAAAGATCGTTAGTAATGTCGGCGTAGGGAACTGTGAAGACTGCTTCTTTTTGAGTTCTGGAACCTGGCATGAAGCCCTGTTCGCGTGTTTGTACTGCTGATCGTACGATGATCAATTTTTCATATTGTGGATTACTTAATACATCGAGCAAGCCGAGATACATTGCACACATTGTTTTACCTGTGCCTGCTGTTCCAATTGCTGCGATGTTTTGATCACTACGATAGCTGTCGAATAAATCCTCCTGTGTTGTTGTTATTGGCTCAATCCTTCTCATAGAGAACTTGTTGTTCACTACATGATTCAGATCCCTTTCCTGTCTACGCTTTTCCTTGCGGGACATGCGGCGACTATGTTTGGCCATGAAACCTCCTTAGAAGTCATTAATTGTGCTTTTTGTTGTTCTAGATCCCGGATGATGGGATTTAATGTTTTTAAGGACATCACGAAAAGAATCATCGGGCTTTTTGAGCCCGAGACGCACCGAATCACCTATACTTGGTGCTGAAGTTATAATAGATTCGAGGTGGGGATTTGCTTCGAGGAATTCAACCTTCTGCGAGTAAGGCATTACCTTATCGAAGGTTTGTTGTGTTTCTTTGTCACGGAATGTATAAATTGGCATTGTTTCTCCACGTATAGGTTTATTTATACGTAATTGTAGTACAAGTCAGCCCAATCGTCAATGAGAGGGATATCATCGTTACTATAACTATCGTTAAAACCGTGCCGCATGAGGAGTGGACGAAGACCAAGCTCAAGCCCAACTTCGGCGTTGGCAATCTTATCTTCTATCCACAAACAGCCACTATCTTTATATTCAGCCAATGCCTGATCTTTATCAGCACCAGTGTCTAAGTAAACGTACCGCTCAAATGTGGTTGGGCCAAACAACTCACAAAGGTTTTTGGTACGCAAGTGTTGAGCGTATTCATCGTTACTCAGAGAAGTGATAGCGTGAAACACGATTCCCTTTTCTTCATGAATTTTACGAACGTACTTGATTGCATCTCGGAGTGGAGGTAGCTTTCGTATGGTAGCACTTTCGTTGAACATTCGGATCAATCTCTTAATGTCTTTTCGCTTCATACTATATGAAACAGACATGTCGTAGACCTGATCGAATTCTTTGTGATAACCGTGTCGCTTCATCCACTGGTCAAAAGCATATTCCCAATCGAGAAGAACACCATCACAATCGACAAGGATTACCTTGTCAGCTATACTTGTCATATCATCACCAATAACTCAATTTACTGTGCTATTCTAACACAGTCGAAAGTAAATGTCAACTATTATTGATCATTAAATTCTTTAAAATTGAAAACTTTTTCATCGCGACGTCTTCGACGCTTCATTTTCTTATCTCGATTCTTGGTTTTTTCCCTGCGGCGATCTTCGTTTTTATCGCCCCATTCGTTATCGTAAGAACCCTCGCGAAAATTCTTGAAACGCTTAGCCATGATTTTATCCTATTTTACTCCTATAAATGTCAGGAAAAGCTTCGAGCAATGTTTTCTCAGTCAACCCTTTGATAGGTGTTTGAGAAATTACGTTATTCGCTAAGAGCTCAGCGTCATTATCATTCACGTCTTCGAGAAGACTAATGAACAAAGTTTCTCGCTTCACTTGGTTGAGATCGTCATAACCTCCACCCTTAACGAAAATACGAAGCCTCCTTGTTTCTTTGTACAACAACCCTTCTGTACCAAGTTCCATGTTATTCTTTTTCCAAGGCGGTGGACTGTTTGGCAAAAGAAACTCAACATTTTCCTTGTCATAAGTCAAGCGTAAAATTGAACGTAGTGGCCCGCAATCATTCTGCCTCAGCCAATCAATTTTTTCACTCTTCTTCTTCAATTCAGAAACTTTATTCAAAATCTCTGAAAGCGATAATCGTACAGCCATAGTTAAAAATCCTGTATATCAGTAATTAAATGCTTCAATTTTTTCTTAATGAAGAAATTAAACAAGAGCTCACGACCTACTGGTTCTTCTTTGCTGTATTCCTCGAGGATTTGAGTTTTATACTCATCGGGAATCTCAGCAAGGTCGATCATTTTCTTATTACGATTATACCGCAATCGTGTTTCTTCATCCATTTCACCATTTTTAAGTAAGCTCATTCGCTTTTGGGTCATTGGCTTTTGTCTTTCACCAACGGCCAAACAATTGTCTGCTGACAAAATGTTTGGAACGCCGTCACCGACATCGCCCTTAAAAATGTGTTCAGATAAGTATTTATCTGGATTGTCGTTTCTTATCCACCGTTTACGGACAGGATCGTATTGGTCGACATTAGCGTAGCGATGTAGCTGAATGTAATCTTTGTCGCCTGATAGGACAAGGAATTTTTCTGAACCGGTATTGAGCTCAGTTCCTTCTTCGTGGATGATAGTGCCAATAATGTCGTCAGCTTCACAGCGTTCAATGTCGATTACTTTATAGGGAAAGAACTCGACGAGCTCAGCCTTAATTTTATGTAAGCACTCGAACAAAGCATTCCAATCGAGATCAGAAGCGTCTCGATTCTTTTTACGATTAGCTTTGTAATAAGGGTAGTAATCTCGCCGCCATACATTTTTATTGTCGGCACAGATAATGATCTCACCATACTCTTCGGTAAACTTTTTACGATTGAGTCTAAGTGAGTTGAGGAACATGTGACGAATGAGATTTTCGTCAAGATCTACGTTGTGGTGGTTACCGATACTGGCGAAGAGGGACGCCAGCATCACCTGGTTGTAATCTACTAAGATAGCCATAATTTATTACCATTGTTTAATCTGAAGCCCTATTCTAATCTATTTCATCGTCAATGTCAACCATTTTTTGTTCCATATCTTCAATTGTGATATTTTCGACAGCAAATTGCTGAAGAGGATGGTCGATACCGCTGGTTTGTAGGTGTAGGGATCTGATTGCTTCGAGAATGAGAACCATCGACGGAAAATACTTTTCTATATCTTCGTCAAAGTTACATCCAGCCCGCCCAAGCTCGTTAATAACATGTTGCCAAAGTAAGTCTGCTACATCACTCGCAAAGCTTTCTTTATAAGCACGCAATTGCTGCTGGACTTCCTCCATTGATTGTGGCGGCCCATCGAGTCGAAGCTTGGGGAACTGAATAACATTTTCGTTGCTCATTCATGATTCTCTTTATCTGTTCAATACATTCGCGAGCGTGGCATCCCACATCGTCTTAAATGATTGAATACTATTTCGAGCTAAGTTAAAACGATCTGAGTACGTAAATCCGTTAAAGTAATTTGGATCGT